CCCTGCCACCACGAGATGTGGTATCCTTGTCGTACTATGACGCATTTTCGTAACACTGGGAGATACTTAGCTAAATCCATCGGTTTGAACGTCAAATCGTTCGCCAGATGGGGCTGTTGTATCAGGTGTTACTCATGCAATTAGAACGCAGTGTGCTACTAATCGCGGTTACTCTACTTTCGATCCTCAATGGGACCAAACAGTCCTTTATAAAGGGACCATTGTTGCGCTTGTAGAGTGTGGAAGTCTTCCCTCACGGGAGCCGGACTGCATGGAAACATGCGCAAAGGCAGAAGGACTAGTCAGGAATGATCTGGGTTGACCATTCCAATGACGAATCACTAGACCTGCTCAGAAGACCAAAGCCTCGGATAGCTATTCGAACCCACTTAAGGGTAATAGCAAAACAAGGGATTGTGTCAACTTGCGACGCCGTACAACGCATTCCAGCAACCATCAGGTTAAGGAAAAGTCGGACTTAGAAACATCTGTGATCATCACGGAGACCCTACAATCATATGTAGAGTGCATCGCAATGTTTCACCAGACGAACTTTCGAGGAAACTTCAGTTTCAATCGAAAAATCCAACTCACCCACTTCCAGCGCTTTGTATTTAATGGAGCCAGACTAGAGGATTACCCAAAGATCTTTAAAGGTCTTTTGGCTGATTTCTTTAGTCTTTATAACGATCAAGAAAGACCAGAAGTACCCGTTTCCGGGTCCTTCCTTCTCTATAGTCGTTATGCCCAAAAAATACACAGAGAGCTCAAATCCTCAAGGAGAGGTTGCTTGAAGATGACCTGGGATCTAATGCAGAGCAAAGCAATTGCTCGCAAAGTTCCAGATTCATTCATCAAGCTAGCACTAGAAAAGCACTCCGCAACTGTCTCACAAGTCCACCGAACTGATCCCACTCTTCTACAAGAGTTTACTCAGTTCTGTGAGCCTGTTATGACAGCTGCATTGGAGAGCTTAACTAATGCACCTTATCCTTTACCGAACACCCATGCCAGCCTTGAGACATCATGTCGAAAGGGTGGCTTAGCTGCATCATGGAAAAACAATAGTCTAGGGAGTGTAATTCAACCTTCTGAACCCCGTATAGACCCTACTACTTACGTAGTGTGTGGTCCTCCGGGGTGTGGAAAGTCACTGCTTCAGTCACTAATTTCTCGGCTTTTAGCCAGGAAACTTAAGAGACCTTTGTCTGAAACTGTCTACTGTCGAAATGCCGAAGTCAAACACTGGGATGGCTATCAAAGCCAACCTCTTGTGATGATTGACGACTTTCTACAGAGACGTTCAGGTCAAGCAGATAATACACTCTCATTGTCAGAATTCATTACTTTGAACTCTACAACCGACTATGTTCTTCCAATGGCGGATCTGAAGGACAAGGGGTTGAAGTTTTCTTCACCTCTTCTCCTCTACTCCTCTAACCTTACTCCCACACAGATGGACCTGGAATTCCTTCGGAATTTGACCTGCCACGAGGCAGCTCTCCGTAGGATTTCAGGCTCCATTGAATGGGAACAAGGTGTATGGGTGGTCAGATCTACGCCACAGCTACCTAGTAAGCAGTCACAGACAAATCTCACCCCTGGTACAATCTTGTATCAGACGAGAAGTGTTCAACTGCTTGCTAAATGGGTGGTGACTCAACTCTATACCGAATGGTGTCGTAAAAGTACCTGGTATCAAACTTACTTCAGTGACGCGCACATTGTCCCTCTTAAAGGAACAAATGGTGCATCACTCAAGGTCCCTCAGTACAAACCAACCAATAGGGTTAAGGTTTGTGCTGTTTGTGAACCTTTAAAAGTAAGGACGATCACTGTAGGTACTGCAAGGAATTTCCTCCTCAAACCTATTCAGGAAGCAATGTTTAAAGCACTCAAGAAATATCCTGAGTTTAAACCATGCTTTACGCCTGAATATGAAGAGGAACTCTTTGAACTTCACCAAAACGGACTACTTGCCTTATCTGGGGACTATTCCTCTGCTACTGATGGCTTACACTCTGATCTGTTCAGAGCTGCCTTCGATGGCTTTAAGGAATTTGTCCCTGAGTATATGAAGGATGACTTAGAAAGGGAAATTGGTATACACGAATGTGTTTATCCAGACATTTATGAGATCCCAAAGACTTTCCAAACCAATGGTCAGTTAATGGGCTCATTAATGTCTTTCCCAATTCTATGTCTTGCCAACGCATTTACCCTGCACAAAGCTACCGGTCTACCTCTCGGTAAACTCCCAGCATTGTTGCATGGTGATGACGTGGCGGCCTTCTTGACCTCAGAACAGATAAGCAAGTGGAAAGAGTTTTGTCCACGGATTGGACTTGAGCTCAGCCTTGGCAAAAACTACGTGTCAGACGACTTCGTTTCAATTGACTCACAACTGTACCATCTCCCCACTCAAACACGTTTGAGTACAGGAAAGTACAAATGTTATGTCAGTCAAAGCGAACAGGCTGTCACACAGCTTCTAGCCAAGGGCCTTCCCAAATCTCTAGTCGTTGATATCGGTAAGCGAACAGGATCTTTACTAAAGACCTGCCGCTCTATTGATGTTTCAACAGAATATGGAGGTTTGGGACTGGAGGGAAAACCCGAAGATCCTATGTCTAAAGTAGTCTGGATTGGAAAAGTCAGGAACCTTATATCTTCTAAGAAGATTGCAGGCTCCTATCAGTACTATTTACCAATCTCGACTATCCAAGAATTTGATCTCGAGTTGACCCAAAGTGAGGGTTGCACTGATCAGGACAATTGTAGACGCTTCCACCGGTTATTGAAACATTTCAAGAACCGAGGAGGTGTCCCCGATGTTGTCCTATCAGAGCTTCCCAAGGTGGGTTGCGTTTATCGAACGGAACAGGACCCCTTGTTGGAGAACCTGGTGAAACAATGTCAAGCCTTCTTATTGAAGGGCTTCACGATGCATCACACAAGTTTCTAAGTCGAGGTACGGAACCGTGCGCAAGCACAACC